AACGCCTACAGACGCCACAGCTGCTTACGGTGCAGGCCAAGTTGCGGTTGGTAAATACAATGTGTACAATACGGCTGGAGTGTCTCATGTTTTTGCTGTTGGAGCAGGAACTTCAAACGCTAGCAGATATAACGCGTTTAATGTAACATCTACTGGTAGAATTGGGATTAACGGGGTAACAAATCCGTCCACGATTCTGCACGCCAAACTTAACGACTATTCAACTGGGTTTTACATGGAAGGTCCAGCATTTTCAACAACATTTAATTACATGGCGTTTTATTCAGGCACTTCCTTCAGAGGATCTATCAATCCTACCTCAAGCGGTGTTAGTTACAACTCAGCATCTGATTATAGATTAAAAGAAAACGTAACAAAGCTAAACAATAGCACTGAAAGAATAAAAAAATTAAAGCCAAGTAATTTTAACTTTTTAGAAAACCCAAACGAAACTGTAGATGGGTTTATAGCGCATGAAGTGCAGGGGATAGTTCCAGAAGCGGTTACAGGTAAAAAAGATGCAGTTGAGCCTGACGGCAAGCCTATTTACCAAAGTATTGATCAATCAAAAATAGTACCTTTGTTAACTGCAGCTTTACAAGAAGCTATATCAAAAATAGAACAACTAGAAACAAGAATACAAAAATTAGAAAATAAATAAATATGATAACTTACGATTGGGATTGCAAAACTGTAGATGTACACCCTCAAGAAAAAGGGCAAACAGATGTAGTATATAATATACACTGGATAGTAACAGGTATTTCAGAAGAAATTGATTTTAAAGGCGTCCCTTACTCAGTAACAAGTATAGGTACTCAAGTTGTGCCTTTAAGCGAAAGCGGTACATTTATACCACTTGAAGATTTAACTAACGAAATAATTGTTGGGTGGACAAAAGAAGCTATGGGGGAAGAAACCGTAGCGTCTATTGAAACTGGTATTGCTAATCAAGTAGAAACTTTAATAAACCCAACGTCTGTAACAATGACAATAGGAGAGTAAGTAATTTAATTTACGCGTAATAATAAACTTAAGTATAACAATTAAATATAATTAAAAATGTCAAAAAAATTAACACCAGAAGAATTAAAAAATTTACAGGATGCTGTAAACAGTTTGAATCAAATCCAATTGCAAGTTGGAGGACTAGAGTTACAAAAGCATGAATTGCAGCACGCAGCAGCCGAAGCCAAGGTTGAATTAGAAAAAGTTCAAAAAGAATTAGAGGATGAGTATGGGCAAGTGTCTGTAGATATTCAAACCGGAGACATAAAAGAAAGTGAACTTAGTAAGGAAAATTAGTATCGGTAGAGACTATAAAAATGATGCCATGCACTACTCTGTTGGACAGGAAGTGTATGGCGGTCATATTATAGATAGTATAATAGAAGAAGTAAACAAGTATTCTATATATATTAAAAAAAGTAACGAGCTAATTATCTGGAAAGACTTTAATAAGAACATGGCAATAGCTATTGAGTATAATTTAGAATACTAATGAAATCGGTTTTTGATTTTATAGTGAAACCTAAGACTGGTAGATCTACATCTTCTAGCAATGTAGAAGGTAAAGAATTATTATTAAACACTGAGTTACAGAATCATAATTATGTGAGTAGGCTAGGTGTAGTAACTTCAACTCCTTTACTAGAAAGCATTGAGGTAATTGAAAATGATGAGGTAATAGTCCACCATAATGTATTTCGAAGGTTTTACGACGTTAGAGGTAAAGAAAAAAACAGCAGAAGTTACTATGAAGAAGATTACTTCTTTGCTCAGCCTGATCAGATTTATGCTTATAAAAGAAACGGCGAATGGAAAGCTACTAAAGGGTTTTGTTTTATAAAACCTGTAAAAGAAGATAAAATGTTTTCAACGGATTTTGAAAAACCTGGTAAAGGTATTATAAAATACTCCGATGGAACTCTAGAAAAAGAAACATTAGTATCCTTCACAGAAGGTATGGAGTATGAGTTTTTTATTGAAAAAGAAAGATTATACAGAGTACCTACTAATCAAATTACAATTAAATATGGATATAAAGGGAACGAAGTTGAGTATAATCCAAGCTGGGCACAAAGCAGTTGAGGAATTAATAAAGGTAGCAGGAGAAAAAATTGTAGATTCAGGTGACGATATATCAGCTGATAGGCTTAAAAATGCTGCAGCTACTAAAAAGCTAGCTATATTTGATGCTTTCGAAATTCTTAATAGAATAAAAGACGAGCAAGATATGCTTGACGACAAACCTAAAGAGGAGACTTTAAAAAAGTCATTTAGCGGGTTTGCTGAAAAAAGATCTAAATAATGTACGAACAAACTTTATATAAAGTAGTACAGCCTATAAAACTTACCACTATCTCAAGGCTTAATAAAGCTAAAAAGTGGAAGTATGGATATAACAAAGAGCATGACTTAGTTGTTATAAGCAAGACAGGCCAAATTGGGGAAGTGTACGAAATACAAGGATTTAAAATAGCACTACCAAAAGTGCCGACTAAGATAAGTAATACGAACAACAAATGGAAGTCTGAAGAATATCCTAAAGAATTAAAATCAATATCTAGCATATTTGACTGGAGGGATTACCCTGAAAGCTTTCAAAACAAATGGGAACCATATATAGATGAACAATTTAAAAGACGCGACGAGGGCCATTGGTTCAGTAATAAAAGCGTGGCTACTTACATTACTGGTACTCACTTTATGTACTTGCAGTGGAGCAAAATTGACGTTGGGCAACCAGAATTTAGGGAAGCCAATAGACTATTCTTTATATTCTGGGAAGCTTGCAAAGCGGACAGCAGGTGTTACGGAATGTCATATCTCAAGAACAGACGTTCAGGTTTTTCGTTTATGGCTTCGGGAGAGACAGTCAACCTGGCCACAATATCAAGTGACGCACGGTTTGGAATATTGTCCAAATCTGGCTCCGATGCGAAGAAAATGTTCACGGATAAAGTCGTACCCATATCTGTCAACTATCCGTTCTTTTTCAAACCGATACAAGACGGTATGGACCGCCCAAAAACCGAATTGGCCTACAGGATACCAGCCTCAAGACTTACTAGAAAATCAATCCAAAACAAACAAAGCGCCGAAGTCCTTGAAGGGCTCGATACCACAATAGATTGGAAAAACACTGGCGACAACTCCTATGATGGAGAAAAATTAAAATTACTAGTACACGATGAAAGTGGAAAGTGGGAAAGACCAGATAATATATTAAATAACTGGCGAGTAACAAAAACGTGTTTACGATTAGGCTCTAGAATTATTGGCAAGTGTATGATGGGTTCAACTTCAAACGCTTTAGATAAAGGAGGATCCAACTTCAAAAAGCTATACGGAAATTCTAATGTAACAAAAAGAAACAGAAACGGACAAACAGCTTCTGGTTTATATTCTTTATTTATTCCAATGGAATGGAATTACGAGGGTTTTATAGATGAATATGGCCACCCTGTTTTTGATACACCAATAGAAAAAGTAGTAGGCCCACACGGGGACGTTATAGACATCGGGATTATAGAGCATTGGAATAATGAAGCTGACGGTCTAAAAGGGGATCAGGATGCTTTAAATGAATTCTACAGGCAGTTTCCACGCACAGAAGAGCACGCTTTTAGAGATGAAACAAAAAACAGTATATTTAATTTAGCAAAAATATACGAACAGATAGATTATAACGAAGATTTAAGAAATACAGCAATTATAACAACCGGAAGTTTTAGCTGGGAAAATGGCATAAAAGACTCTAAAGTTTTATTTACCCCTAATGCTCAGGGCCGGTTTAAAATAAGCTGGGTGCCCGGAGCAAATTTACAGAATAAACAAATAACAAAAAATGGCGTGAAGTATCCAGGGAATGACCACATGGGAGCCTTTGGATGTGATAGCTATGATATATCAGGAACAGTTGGGGGGAATGGATCCAAAGGTGCTTTGCACGGGCTAACTAAGTTTAGCATGGAGGACGCTCCTCCAAATTCATTCTTTTTAGAATACATAGCCAGACCGCAAACTGCTGAAATGTTTTTTGAAGATGTATTAATGGCTTGCGTATTTTACGGAATGCCTTTATTGTGTGAAAACAATAAGCCTAGACTTTTGTATTATTTTAAAAGAAGAGGCTATAGAGGTTATTCAATGAATAGGCCAGACAAACTTTGGAACAAGCTTTCAGTTGCTGAAAAAGAAATAGGAGGAATACCTAATTCAAGTGAAGATATAAAGCAAGCTCACGCAGCGGCAATTGAATCGTATATAGATAAATATGTAGGATTAAAAGAAAATGGGGACTATGGAGATATGTATTTTACAGATACCCTCAATGATTGGGCTGGATTTGATATTAACAATAGGACAAAATTTGATGCAGCAATTAGCTCAGGATTAGCAGCTATGGCTTGCAATAAAAACTTGTATAGACCGATTGGTCAAATACAAAAACAAAAGATAAATTTAAAAATCGCTAAGTTTACAAATAGCGGTTCAACATCGAAAATAATAGAATAAGTATGGCTGAGTCAGTTGTAAAAAGTTTTTTTCCTAGTCAAGTTGCTAGTGATGCCGAAAAAATTTCTCCAGAGTATGGATTGAAAGTAGGCAGGGCTATTCAAGACGAGTGGTTTAAATCGGATTCCGGGAACGCAAGATATCAAAGTAACGAAAATACGTTTCATAGATTAAGGTTATATGCTCGAGGCGAGCAGCCAATTCAAAAATACAAAGATGAGTTATCAATTAACGGGGATTTATCTTATTTGAATTTAGACTGGAAGCCTGTACCTATTATACCAAAGTTTATAGATATTGTTGTAAATGGTATTTCAGAAAGAGTTTATGACATTAAGGCTTATTCACAAGACCCCTACGGCGTTAATAAGAGAACGGCATATATGGAGTCTTTAATTAGGGATATGCAGACAAAGGAAATAAATCAATACGTAGAAAAAGAACTAGGTATGAATTTATTTGAAAACGATCAAAATGAATTACCCGAATCTAAAGAAGAACTAGAGGTTCACATGCAGATGTCTTATAAGGACAACGTAGAGATTGCTGAAGAGGTAGCTATTAACACTATACTGGATGGTAACAAATATGAATTAACCAGAAAAAGAGTAAATTATGATCTTGCTGTTTTAGGAATTGGAGCTGTTAAAAATACATTTACAAAATCAGAAGGCGTTAAGGTCGAATACGTTGATCCCGCTAACTTAATTTATTCAAGAACTGATTCTCCCTATTTTGATGACATATATTACGTAGGGGAAGTAAAAAACGTACATTTAAACGAACTTAAAAAAGAATTTCCAAATTTAACAGAAGGCGAATTACAAGCTATATCAAAAACATCTTACCAAAACAACGGGGCATATAATAGAAGTTTAACAAATTACGACGAAACGGATTCAAACACAGTGCAGGTTTTGTATTTTAATTTTAAAACTTACATGAATGAAGTTTATAAGGTTAAAGAAACAGCCACTGGCGCATCTAAAATATTGCTAAGAGACGATCAATTTGATCCTCCTGTTGAGATGCTAGAAGAAGTATTTGGTAAAATGTCAAGATCTTTAGAGGTTTTATACGAAGGAGTTTTAATCCTTGGTACTGATAAACTTTTAAAGTGGGAAATGGCAAAAAATATGATGCGGCCAAAAAGTGATTATACTAAAGTTAAAATGAACTATAGTATAACA